TTCCAGAAAGCGCACAAGATTATAGAGATTTACTTACTAATCAAAGTGATTTAACGCAACCATTAGATCCTAAAAAAGCATTTAGTGATGGAAGTCTTTATATTTTGGATAGCAATTATAACACAAACGCCATCGTAAAATTCAAGGATTTATTTCCAGTTTCATTAACTTCACTGAATTTTGATTCTACTCAGACTGATGTTCAGTACTTTACAGCAGAGGCAACCTTCAAGTATACTGTTTATGATATTGCTACAGGTCTATGAATCTTGATGAAATCCAGGAAATGTGGCAAAGAGATGCTATCATCGATCCTGATAATTTACATGATGAATCCTTAAAAATTTCACAACTTCATGCAAAATATTATACAATCTACAATACAATTACCCTACTTAGAGAAAAGGCAAGAGAAACCTATAGTAAGGTAAGACTTGAAAGATATAACTACTACACAGGAAAGGCACCAGTAGAGGTCTATGAAGAAGAACCTTTCCCATATAAGGTTAGAGACAAAGAGGCGTTACAGAGGCATCTAGACGCCGATGAGAGGTTGAATAAAATTGACCTTAAGATTCGTTATTATGACATTATGCTTAAGTTTCTTGAGGAAGTGATTAAGATGATTTCTAATCGCAATTACTCCATCAAGAACGCAATTGATTGGAACCGATTCCAAGCAGGGTTTAATTAATAGAAATAAATATTCATAACTGATATGTTATGAATGTCACATTTGATTATCTCAAAAAAGAATGAGGTATATCTTCAAGTTGAAGCAGACCCTCATGTTTATTATGAGTTAAGAGACGCATTTCAATTTGAAGTTCCAAATGCTAAGTTTGCCCCTGCTTATCGAAATAAGTATTGGGATGGATTTATCTACCTCTTTAATGTAAACACGAAAGAAATATACATTGGTTTATTAGACAAACTCATAAGATTCTGTGAGCAACACGAATACACTTATGAGTTTCGTGACAATAAGTATTATGGTCTCCCTTTTGAGGTGAATGAAAACATCTCAAAGGAAGGTGTGAAAGATTATATGAATTCTATTTGTAAGTATGCTCCCCGTGATTACCAAGTTGAGGGAGTATACGACGCATTAAGACATAATAGAAAGTTGTTGATATCTCCAACTGCTTCTGGAAAGTCGTTGATGATATATTCAATTGTGAGATATTACGTTGAGAAAGGACAAAATATTCTTGTAGTTGTCCCAACGACATCCCTTGTAGAGCAGATGTATAAAGATTTTGAAGATTACGGGTTTGATGTGGGATCATACTGCCACAAGATTTATGCTGGGAAAGAAAGAGAAACGGATTCTCAGGTAATTATCACAACCTGGCAGTCCATCTACAAACTCCCCCGTCAATACTTTTCAAGATTTAATGTGGTCGTAGGAGATGAAGCACACCAGTTTAAATCAAAGTCATTAGTATCTATAATGACAAAACTTTCTGATGCCAAATATCGTTTCGGATTTACTGGCACCCTAGACGGCACACAAACTCATAAGTGGGTTTTGGAAGGATTATTCGGTCCTTCTTATAAGATTATCAAGACTGATGAGTTGATGAAGAAAGGTCATGTTGCTAAACTTGACATTAATATTCTTCTACTGAAGCACCCACCGAATCGTTTTGAGAATTTTGAAGAAGAAGTTCAGTATATTATTAATCACGAAAAGAGAAACAAATTTATTAAGAATCTTGCTATAGATCTGAAAGGAAACACTTTAATTCTCTTTGCGAGAGTTGAAGGTCACGGACAACCTTTGTATGAAATGATAAATAAGAGTATCGGTGAAGATCGTCATGTATTTTTCGTACATGGTGGTGTTGATACTGAAAATCGTGAGAAGGTCAGAGAGATTACTGAAAAAGAAAATAATGCGATTATTGTTGCATCATACGGCACTTTTTCAACAGGAATTAATATCAAGAATCTACACAATGTAATCTTTGCTTCTCCATCCAAATCAAGAATCAGAAACCTCCAATCAATCGGAAGAGTTTTAAGAAAAGGAAATAATAAGACAAAGGCAACTCTATATGACATTGCCGATGATATCAGTTACAAGTCAAGAAAGAATTATACCCTCAATCATTTAATCGAAAGAATTAAAGTTTATAACGAAGAAAATTTCAATTATGATATTGTCAACATACCTTTTAAAAACTAATGGGAGATGAGTTTTACGCAATTATAAAACTAGTATCAGGTGAAGAGATTCTATCGTTAGTCTTTGTGGATGAAAATGATGGAGATCCTGTCTTAGTGCTTCAGAATCCAGTGACAATGAAGACTTATAATAATCATCATGGAATGTATCTTAAAGTTAAACCATGGATGGAATTGTCTGATGATGATTTCTTTATTGTAAAACTTGATAAAATTATTACAATGACTGAAACTACAGATAAAAGATTATTAGATATCTACAACAACTACATTGAAGATGATGATAGTATTGATGTTTATAATCCTTCAGGTCAAGTAAAACCTTCTTCTAAGATGGGTTATCTCTCTTCCGTAGAAGATGCTCGCAAGAAGCTTGAGAGAATCTTTAAAGGTCTTAAAGAAAGCTAGATCCTCATCTTCAACCGAGACAAAGGTAGTCTACACACAATATTATAACTTGTCAAGCCCCCGTGATTGTGGTATAATAAGCATAACCTATATTATATAAGTCCAATGCTATGCCTAAGAAAAAGACAGAACATTATGTAAACAATAAAGAACTTTTAGAAGCGATGGTTGTATATCGTTCTAAGGTTGAAAAATCATTCAATGAGAAATTCAATAGAAACCCCACTAAAGATGATAGGGGCAAGCATTGGGAAGGTAAACCACCCATTCCAAATTATCTTGGAGAATGTTTTTTAAAGATTGCCACTCACCTTTCATATAAACCAAACTTTGTGAATTATATGTTTCGTGAGGATATGATTTCTGATGGTATTGAGAATTGTGTTCAATACATTCACAACTTCGACCCAGAGAAGTCCAAGAATCCTTTTGCCTACTTTACTCAGATTATTCACTACGCATTTCTGAGAAGAATTCAAAAGGAAAAGAAACAACTGGATATTAAGACAAAGATTATTGAACGCACTGGGTTTGATGAGGTTATGACAGTTGATGACGGGTTGCTTTCTGGCAGTAATTCCGACTATAATACAATGAAGGACAACATCCAATACAGAAACGGGAATCGTTAAAATTGCTCCATAGTGTTATAAGTGACTTTTTCTAACTCCTAAATGTTATAAATAATTATATACTTTGGAGTTAGAAATAGATATGACTAAACCAAAATACACGCCAGAAGAACGAAAAAAAATAATGGCGGAAAATCTATTGAAAAATAAAGAAAGAGCAAAATTAAAAGGATATACTCAAAAAAGTGTTGCTCGGGAGAAAGCAATTGAGGAAGGTAAAAAAACTTATATCGGATTAGTTGCTTGTAAACATTGTGGTAGTTATGAAAAATATGTTTCTACTTGGGGTTGTGCTCCCTGTGCTATATCAAGAGGTTTAGAAAAACTTAATAATAAAGAGTTGATGAAACCTTATAGGACAAAGGAGAAACAAAGTAATAAAACATATAGATATAGATCTAAAAAGTTTGGTGAAGCACCTATCTTGACCGAAGAAGAGCATCAACGAGTATTGGAAATTTACAAGGAGTGTGCTAGAATAACTGAGGAAACTGGAATTCTCCATCATGTTGACCATATACATCCTATCTCTAAAGGTGGAAAACATCATCCAGATAATTTACAAATTTTGACTGCTACTGAAAATATTCGTAAAGGCAATAAGTTGTTATGAAAATCGGAATTTTAACAGATAGTCATTTTGGCGCGAAAAAAGGTTCTAAACATCTCCACGATTATTTTGAACTCTTTTATAAGAATGTGTTTTTTCCTGCCCTTGAAGAACACGGGGTAGAGGCAGTCATTCATATGGGTGATGCTTTTGATAGTCGTAAGTCAATTGATTATCAAAGTCTTGAATGGTCGAAGAGAGTTGTGTTTGACCATCTTAAAAAGTATGATGTTCATATGATTATTGGAAATCATGACACATACTACAAATCAACTAATAGTGTGAACTCTCCTGGTCTTCTTCTTCAGACTTATTCAAACATTAAGACTTATAGTGAAGCAACGGAAGTTAGTATTGGCGGACTTAAGATTTTGTTCTTGCCTTGGATCAACCCAGAAAATCAAGAACAAACTTTTAAGCAAATTAAAAAGACCAAAGCAAAAGTTGCGATGGGACACTTAGAACTTCAAGGATTCCGTGTCAATCGTAATCTGATTATGGAAGAACATGGACTGGAAGCAAATCTTTTTTCAAACTTCACAAAAGTATTTTCTGGTCATTACCACACTCGTTCTGATAATGGATGCATTTTCTATCTTGGTAATCCTTATGAGATGTATTGGACTGATGTAAATGATACTCGGGGATTTCATATTTTTGATACTGAAACATTAGAGCACACTCCAATCAACAATCCTTATAAATTATTCTATAACATTTATTATGAGGATACCCCTTATCAATTGTTTGATACTACAGAGTATGAAAACAAAATTGTAAAGGTCATTGTCCGTAAGAAATCTAAACCAAAAGATTTTGAAAAGTTTATTGATAAACTTTATACGGCAGGAATCCAAGATCTCAAAATCGTAGAAAACTTTGATATTCAAGAAAACGAAGATTTTGAGGTTGATGAAGAAGAAAATACAATGTCTATTCTAAATCGTTATATTGACGAAGCAGAATTTGAATTTGATAAAAACATTATCAAAGGTATTTTTCAAGATCTTTATCGACAAGCTTGCGAGGTAGAATAAAATGTTTCTCCTTACCCTCAGAGACAGAAAAGACGATGGTGCTTATGCCGTCCAAGACCAATACGGACATAAAGTTTTATTTCTTTTTGAGGATGAGGATGATGCTACCCGTTATGCTTTGATGCTAGAAGACCAAGAAGACCAAGAAATGGATGTTGTTGAAGTTGACGACGACCTTGCCATAAAGACTTGTAAACTCTATAATTACAAGTATGCGGTCATAACCCCTGACGATATCGTAATTCCTCCTAAAAATGTTGCTATTTCACAAGATTAAAACTAAATAATAATGCTTATGTGTGGTAACTTAAGCAAAAGATTGGAGGCAGAAATGCCTCTTTTCTTGTATAAATAATATTACCACACATAAAGCAGTATGAATAACTATTACACCTACGCATATTTGCGTGAAGACGGCACACCTTATTATATTGGTAAGGGTAGTGGAAAGAGGAAGAGTGTATTACACAGAGGAAGAAGTCGTAAAGTTGTAATCGCAACACCGACAGAAGATAGAATATTGATACTAAAAGAAAACTTGTCTGAAGAAGAAGCATTCAAGCACGAAAAGTATATGATATCTGTGTTTGGTAGAAAAGATTTAGGCACGGGTATTTTGAGGAATATGTCTGATGGTGGTGAGGGTGCTTCAGGACATAAAAAAAGTGAAGAGTGCAAAAGAAATCAGAGTGAATACTTAAAGAATAATAATCCAATGCATAATCTTGAAGTGAGAGAGAGGATGAGGAATTCAAAGATTG